CCAGCCGCTTGGCAACCCACTTTGTATCAAGCGGAATTGGAAGCTCGGTGTGGTAATACATGTCGAGAATGCGGCGAAATGCGAGATCCTCGTCATTAGATAAATGCGAGGTGGCGGCCAGGTAATCGCCAATGTGAAATGGGAAATGATGCATTTTTTCCTCCAGTAAGGTGAAGAAGTGATGCGCCATCACCCAGTACTGGCTGGGTTCAGCTTGCGTGGCCTGCCGACCAACGCATCACTTGGAATCATATTGTCTGCCTTCTTTTATTGCAAGCATTTCATTCCGAAGCTCGACCGCGGCATCCACGCCCCGTTTTTGCCTGACTTTTTCTATGTATTCTTTCCGATCCCGGCGCTTCAGCGCCATCCGCGCCTCGCATTCCAGGCGCCACGCCTCGCAGCTCGAGCAGACTACCCGGCCATCGCGGAGCGTGACTGGAGCTGTTTCGATCAGGTTGCAGCCGAGGCAATCCATGTTTAGTCAAACAAAACCACGTGGCAGGAATGATGCAGACTGCCGTTTTTTGTTTTACCTTGTTTTCGCACCACATACCGCGTTCCGCCTGGCGTTTCGTGTTTAATTTCCACCATGAAATACACCTCGTTGGTGCGGATCAAGGTAAACAAATGACCGACCGGAACATGCCGGACGCGCCGGTTAGTTTTTGTTTTACATTTATCTCGATACTCGCGCCAGTCCGTGAGCGCCCATTTGTACACATCATTTTTCACAAGGAACCGCCAATTTCTCACCGACCGCCGCCAGCGCAATTATCAAATGCGCTAACTGTGTGCGGCCAATATTTGGGATCCTCAAAATCTCGTTTTCGGTGTAAGCGCAAATGTCGGCAATGGTATACAAATCCTCGGACAACAAAGCGTAATGCAAACGCGTTCCCAGCTTCAGCGTTCGCATGTCGCTGTTGTTTCGTTTCTCATTGAGCGCGGCCATGTCCATTCGTTTCTTCCGTTCTGACATCATGAATTCCGCGCACTGCCAGGCGCTGGTTGCGACATCGGCATAGTGCGGTGATGAGTTTGATGTGCGTTGCAAAAGCGCAGCCATAGCTGCCAGCGCAAACTGATCTTTGAGCTCAAGCATAGAGCGCCTGGTCAATCGTGAGCTCGCCTTTTGTGAGCGAGAAAATGCGCCAGGCGTTGACTTCGGGAATGATTGTTTTCCACGCGGTGACCGCCTGCGTCGACAGTTTTAGCGCCTCGGCAACCGCCCGAACGCCCCCATAATACGCAATAACGTCTGATTTAAGCATGGCTAACCCTTTGATTTGATTACGTTATAAAATACTTGTAAATAGTTGTTGCAAAGTGATACGGCCTGATTATAATCACTTCCATACCGAGTTGCAAACAAACATTTACAAGGAGAAACAAAATGAGCAAAGCAGAAATAAGAAAAGAATTTGAAGCCTATTACGCAGACTTGGTAATGGATGGACGAGTTGACGGTGCTTTTTTTGACAAGCAAGAACAATGGGAATGGTTCAAAGAAAACAAAGTAGATCCGCAAGACTGATTCTCCTGACCCTGCCAACGCGGGGTTTTCGGAATACGCAGCCAGAGCGAGTCTGGCAACAAAACGGAGCTAGAAATGAAAATCAAAATCACAGAAGCAAATCGAGTGGCAATCAACACACTGCTAGACAAAATAAACGGCAAGTCGTATTCGCACACGGCGTTTCACAAACACATTTTTGATCTTGCCGAATCAAGCGAACTTCGGCTTGATAAATTCAACATCGCCAAAAAAGACCGCAGTGGCGCAATCGCCTCCGGCATGTCCGGCGGCAATGTGCCGACAGCTTACAAATACAGCCGCGTCGTCAACACCTACATCATCGAGCGCGGATCGGCTGATTGGTTTTTGATTGCTGCAAACAAAATCGACAACTGGGGCAACGCAAGCAAAGATAATCTTAGCTTGACACCAGCCCAACGCGACATTGCTGTTCACAAATTCACCTCGCAGTTCTCGGTGCAAGCGGTTGTCTTGGCGGTGGCAGCATGAGCGCGGAACGCTGCATGTGTGGAGCCACAGACTGCCCGGTTTGCGGACCGTTACAAGGCTACTCAATCAGCCGGCAGCCCAACGCCCACGACCGCGAGCTGGCGCTGGAAAACGTAGTTGAAACCGTGATGGACTACGGCATGTGGCCGCAGCCGGTAAAAGGCAAACTCAAAAAATCGGAGTTTGACCTTTACGACTTCCTGCTAGAAGAACGCGACCCGTCTTACTTTTTGGAAATGTATCTCGGCGCAATAACCGACAATGACATATCAGACCGCATCCGGCGCGAACGGGCAACGGTTAAGGAGATGCTGGAAAAGCATTTTAAAGACTCGGATCTCGTAAATGATTTGGCAGCAGAATACGCGAGCGAATCATGAGCTTTTTAGAGGTAGTCGGCGCTGGCGTATGCGGAATCGCAACGCTGGCGGCAGGATGGATTTTCCTTGTTTTGTTGTTCTCAATTTAATCGGAGGATTTATGCAAAAATCAGAAAGCATTGCAGGACTGGCAGCAGCACTAGCAAAAGCGCAAGGGCAAATGAAAGGCGCGATTAAAGACTCTGCCAACCCGTTTTTTAAAAGCAAGTATGCGGATCTGGCCTCGGTGGTCGAGGCCATCCGGGTTGCATTTGCCAGCAACGGCCTGTCTTACATCCAGACGGTTGAGCCCTCAGACAAAGACGAGGTGCGCGTCGAAACCACGATCCTGCATTCGTCCGGAGAATGGATCTCCTGTGGTGTCCTGTCCCTGCCGGTTTCAAAATCCGACGCGCAAGGCTACGGCTCGGCGCTGACCTACGCCCGGCGCTACAGTTTGAGCGCCGCTACCGGAGTCGCACCGGAGGATGATGATGGTAACGCAGCCAGCAGTGCCAAGCCCAAGAAAGTGATGGACTGCCGGGCTCACCTCGCCGCACTGGATGCCGCCCCTACCCTAGACGATTTGCAGGTTGCGTTCAAAACCGCTTACAAAGCCGCACAAATCGAAAATGACACGGTAGCCATGGCTATCCTGACCGGCGCTAAAAACAACCGCAAAACCGCGCTGGCGGCCGCATGAAAATCATAGACGCAGCCCAGGGAAGCCCGGAGTGGCTGGCCAGTCGTGCCGGACGGGTCACTGCCAGCATGATTTCCAGCGTCTTGATGAAGCCAGAAACTGCTGGCTTCAGGGATTACCAGGCGCAGCTGATCGCGGAGATCCTGACCGGCAAACCGCAGGGCTCGGATTACACGAATGCGGCAATGCAGTTCGGGACGGAGACAGAACCCCTGGCCCGGAGCGCGTATGAGGCCGAAACAGGGTTTTCGGTGGACGAGGTAGGGCTATGCATCCACCCGACCATAGAACGCGCTGGCGCGAGTCCTGACGGGCTGGTGGGCAATTCCGGGCTGGTAGAGATCAAGTGTCCCAAACCATCCACGCACCTTGCAAACCTGATTGCCGGGGTTGTCCCTGCTGGCTACAAAAACCAGATGATGTGGCAGATGGCTTGCACAGGTAGGGACTGGTGCGATTTTGTGAGTTTCCGGCCTGACCTGCCGGAAAATCTGCAATTGCTGATTGTCCGGTTTAAGCGTGACGAGAAGGAAATAGAGAAGTTGGAAACCGCAGTAAATGCTTTTCTGGCAACCGTTGATGGACTTATTAAAAAACTCAAGGAGATTAAATAATGGCTGAATTTGTGCAAAAAGAATTATCCGGCTCGATGTTCAAGAACCAAAAGAAGCTGACCGACCAGCATCCAAACATGACCGGCAGCGCAATGATTGCAGGCGTTGAATACTGGGTGTCAGCCTGGACTAAAACCGATAAAAATGGCAACAAATGGCAGAGCTTGTCGTTTAGCAGAAAAGACCAGCCCACCCGCGCCAAAGCAGATCAAGCGGTTGCCGATATTGATGACGATATCCCTTTTAATTAGAACGGGCATATAATGGTTGCTCCGCAGACACTGGAGTTCAACATGACTCGTTCTAAAAAATGTTTTAAGTGCAAGACCGTTCAGCCATTGTCAGAGTTTTACAAACACTCAAAAATGGCTGACGGTCATTTAAACAAGTGCAAAACTTGTACAAAAAATGATGTCTTAATTCATCGTGGAAAAAATCTAGAAAAAATTAGGGCATATGACAGAGGTAGGTCAAAAAATAAACATAGAATTGCGTTGGCAAAAGAAGTTACAAAAAAATGGCGCAAAGAAGATTCTAGGCGTGTTGCTGCACACAATGCGGTCGCTAGAGCAATCAAGTCTGGAAAATTAACAAGAGGTTTATGTAATAGGTGTGGCTCAAAAAAGTCATGCGCTCATCACGAAGACTACAACAAACCGCTGGACATTATGTGGTTGTGCCAGCCTTGCCACACACAACGACATAAAGAAATGAAGGAGCCTAAATGAGCAGCAACGCATTCGCTCAGTGCGAGCGAGACTTTTCAATTGCCCTTGATCGTCAACAATCATTCAGGAATCCCATGCTATCAATTAAATTAACCGCGTCTAATCTTTCGGATTTGTCAGTAATGGTCACTGCTTACCTTGCGCAATTTGACCCTTATATCTACGAGACTGCGGCCTCGCTTCAAGGTTTCGATCAAGAGAATTCAGTTTTCTACGCAATCATGACAAGAAACGAAACCCCGTAATGAAAGAATTTAGACTCAAGGTTTCTGTTCGCAATAACTTGCTTTTATCCGCAATCGAATCGCAGGGTTACGTTTCTGTTGCTGAGTTTGAGAGAGCTTGCGAGCTTGGCTCTGGCAGCATAAATAATCTTGTCGCAATGCGAGAAGCGCCCATCTTGCAAAGCGGAGAGTTTTCGCAGAA